TGCTAACTGATGAGTTTTAATAGCAACGTGGTCGCAGACGGGGCTGTATATGAAGGTTAGATGGGTGCCGCGGTGAAATGGGCTTTGAGCGATCAGGAACCCGCTTCCATATACAAGAACCGTAAGGTTCCCATTTCATAGATGAACAGGAGGAAGCAGGTTGCGATTTCCGGTAGTGAAGTTTTGAATAGAGCTACCGGATCTCGCATCCGGTGTTTTGAATACAGCAGCAAAGCGGTTTTCAATCTGATGCGCGCCCTTCAAAGACACCTGTCAGCAAAGTAATATGTCGACACAACCCACCTTGAAGCGTTCAAGATTATGGCAAATTAGTGCTTGCAGTTATTTACCTCCAATATGATGGCTGACAAGGACTTCCCGTAGCACTTGGCTTTCGATTATCCCTCGAAATAGCTTTAGTGGTCGGATGAGAAGAAGAGCAAATATGAATGTCACATTTTCGGCGCCTTTTTCATTGCTTCAATGAAGGACTATCTAGGTAGTTTTAAGGCTATGGTCAAGAGTGGGGAAGTTAACACCATCGATGAGGATAAAATTGAGTTCGTCGATGGTTTGATTCAAAACCAGAAGTCGCGCCCCAGACTCATCATGGTCCCCGCGTGGATCGGGTGTGGCATAATGTAGGCTATTCAGACATACGTCTTTCCTAAACTTAGGGAACATTTCCCGGGGTTCATACACGCCATGAACGGTCAAGATATAGTCAATTATGTTAAACCTCACATCGGTCACGATTGGCTTGCCATCTCTCTGGACGGATCTGCTTTCGATTCGTCGCAGTTCCGTGTGTTGATGGAGGCCGTCGATGACAAGTTTTGGATGATGATGAAGCCGTACCTCCGCGACGTTCTGCAGCACAATTGGGACAGTTTTGCCCTTCCCCCGCTCGTACCTGTTGAAGATATTTTGGAGAACCTGATGCGTTCTCTAATGAACAATCAGAATTTCGTATTTGTTCACGCGCCAGGAGTATATTCGCCCGCGTGGCCCAAAGAGGTCAGAAAACGGTTCTACCGTGATATCGACGAGAGTATTGGCTGGAAAGACAAGGACCCCGAGGAAGATTGGTTTTTCCTACAGCTCGACGGCACCACTTTCAGTGGTCATTCCACAAAAACCACTCTTGGCAACACGATCAGAACTCTGCTCTATGCTTGGTATTATCAAATTTGCGCAGGTCTTCAAACTCCATGGGAGAATAAATCTGTCTTCACTATTGCGTCAGGCGACGACTGCGTAATATTCGTGGCACCTCATCTTGCGGATGTCTTGATGACTACCATCAAGAGTTTGACCACCAGGAACACTGAACCCTAGTCTGTCGGGTTAGGTTAGTGTGTCAAGGAGATTTCAATTGGAGTCTTCTGGGACATTAATTTTTGTTCCAAGTGGTCATTCTGCACAGACGGCACAGTGGACAGCTGGATGATGTGTCGCGATGTCAGCAAGGTTTTGACCCAAAAGCAGATGTTCACGGGCCGAAATCAGCATATACTCGGTAACCCCGCCTTGCACAGGCTCGCCATCTTAACGGGCTTCAGGACGGAGAAACTCTCCAAGGTAGTAGAGGATATGCTGTAGATCCAGCTGGAAAAGTTAGAGACTCTTAATCTTTCTTAGGAGGAGCTCGACTAAGTCATCGGTTAGACCAAGATGGTCCGTTTCGCTTAAGACCCCTCAGATTACCTTCTAGAGCCTTTCATCAATGAACGTCTTGGATTGAGCGTTAAGGACGTGCTTCGCCTGCTTTAGGAGGATAAGCTCTATGCCGGCAGAAGTCACGTTCCAGCTCAATCTTCCGATCCGGGTGTTGCGACCCAGACAGTTCCGTTGTATATTAAGAACACACATGTCCGATAAGGAACACAAAGGCAAGTCTACCCGCGTTTAGCATAGGAGACAAAATGTCAACCAGCGAGTGCACCGTATGGCAGGAAACGGCCGTACAAGTGCCAAGGAAGCCCGCAACGGGCTAAAACTCTTGCATAAGCTCGAGCGGAAGGCCGACAGAGGCGTCCAGCGCAGAGACCCGATTAGCCGTCCGGTCTTCACGAAGGGAAATCTTCAGCAGGCGAAAGACGTCAAGCATGTCATGTCTGCATGGGACCAGCAGCTCATCGCAAAACAGCATCCCGGATAGCTCAAGGCCAATTACGTCGCAGGAATGAACGTCACCAACCTTCCGACATCGGAATTTAGCGTCAGTCGTTCCTTCGGTACCAGCAACGTCTACGGCGTGGCCGATATCAAGACGTTTGGCTCCGCCCCATACACACTTCTCATGTGGTGTAGCAGCACCACCGCCTTTGGCGGCGATAACAAAGACGGCAACATTTCGAGTGCCGATAGGCTAGGCGGTTTGGTCATCAAATAGGTGAACGCCGCCGATCTCGACACACCATGGATCAGTAGGCAAGCTTTCTAGGAAACCTTGTCTGCTTACACTGCTCTTGAAGTTTACGGCTCAGACATGACCGGTTTTTCAGCCGGAGGTTTCGTCTGGGCTTCAGAGGCAAAATTCAACATCCTCGCAGCGCAAGCCAACATTGTCGGCTCTTATTACAAGGGCTCCATGTAGTTCGGTCAGCTGCCTCAGGATGCCACCGATGGTCTGTCCCTCAATCAGCTGATAGGTATCTCCGGGGATATCGAAGTGCTGAGACCCACATTTCATATGCGCACAGGCGTCGTTAACCACGAGATAGTCTACGATTCACAGCAAAACAGCGGCGAGTATGTTCACGATGCTCAGTTCGTTGGCGAATTGGTTAACTACGTCATACTTTAGAATGTTGCTAAGAACATTTCAACAGGTCACGATTCCGAGTACGAGTTGCAGCTCAACATCAAAGGTAATACTGTCTTTTGGCCCAAACCGGAGGACACTATTGCTAACAATCTTTTCAAAACCAATAAAGAGCAGCGCAATCCAATGCCAGGAATACTGGCGGGAGTCCAATAGGATCCTATCGCACCTCCAAGAGCAGTTTCATCGTTCTAGGATGGCGCAAAAAGGATGCTTCACTCCGCATGGAATAACAGGGGGGCAATAATGTCAATTGCTTCTCGTGTAGCCCCAATGCTGTTAGCAGAGAACAGCGCGGCTACAGATTCCCAACCATACGCGGTCAAGGCGAATTATCTTTACGAATTGGAGTTGACACTTAAAACTCTAGAAGCCTTGCAACGTCAGAATCAAGGTCTGGACCTGAAGCTGTTCGAGTAACACATACTCGACGAACGTAATCGAGTCAAAGCATATCCAGGACGTTTGATTCCAGTGGGTTAGACTCCTTAGGAGAAACAATTCCCACAACTATCTTCATACAAGCTGAAGTGAGTAACCAGCTTACGCCGCGGTGATCGGCGCAAACCCCTGCACGGCAGGGAGAATCGGCTAGGCCCCCAGAAATTCCTAGTCGCAGCTGAGAGTGAACAGCTAAATATCTTTTGAAC